CCCAGCTCTTGCCGGATTTCCAGCATCCGGCTCACCTGGGGGCTGTTATCGTCACGGCCCAGCAGGCGGGCCACCGTGTCCTTTCTCAGATCGGCCAGCTCCTCACCAATCTCCTCCTGGAGCCAGGTGGTGAGCTGTGCCACGCTGTTGGGGTTGGACAGGCCGGAGAGCTGCATGGCCTCCGCCATGAGGGTCTGGCGCACGGTGTCCCCCAGAGAGAGGGCCCCGGTGACCAGCTCCAGGTCCACGGCCACGCCCCTGGCGTTGATGATGAGGTCCGTTTCCCATTGCTTTTGCACCCAATCCGGGACGGGGAAAGCGGACAGCCGCTTTTCAATCTCCATCTCGGTGACCACATCCTGCTTGCAGTATTCTTTGAAAAGCTCCCATTTGGCGGGGTCATGCTGAGGCAGGTTGCGGCTCCGCTGGCCGTTGGCCTTGGAGGGCTTGCAGGGGACGCAGAAATAACGGATGAGGGCCTTGCCGGTGTTGAGTTTTTGCTTGTCCTGGGGGAGCCCCAGTGCCTTGCCGGTGGCGTCCAGGCCTGCCGTGTAGCCACAATAGAGGCCATGGAACATGGTGCAGCGCCATTGGTCCGGCGGCAGGGTGCCCATGTACTTGGACAGACAGCCCCATTCAAAGGGGGCGTTGTAGGCGTGCTTGATGTACTCCGGGCTGG